GGTGTCTGTTTTTGATTCCATCTCGTTGAATGTTATTTGTCGGTCTCGCTCCCATGGTTTGCGGATGCGAGGCCGTTCTGGTAGCTCAGGTAGATTCGCTGGTTTCATTTTGGTGGTCCCTTGCTTGCTTCTGTTCGCATCATGATGAGTATTCTCTCGATGCGTTGTATGGTTTTTTCGACGGTTGAAGTAACCGTCTTTGCGGCGCTGGTGCCGAGTTCGGCGGCGCCTTGTATGTTTTCAGGGCTGAGCAATAGTTTGCCCAAGCCCTTCCATCCGCCTGAGGCGGTTTTTACGCCTTCCGCGATCGTTTCGCGTATGTCGGCGTTTGCGGATTCTACGCGTGCTCTTTCTTTGAGCACTAATGCGTTTTCGTCCGCTTGTTTTGCGGTGGCGGTTGCCTGGGTGCCTTGCGCACCCATGAGTTCCCGCTGTTTTTTCTGAGTGACTGCCTGACTTGCGGCTTGTGAAGCCGAGGCCATGGTTGTGCCCATGTCTGGGACTTGACCCATGGCGCCCCCAGGTGTTGATGCTGGGGAGCTTAAGGCGAGGATGCGGTTTAAGCCCGCAGCCTCTAGATCATCGGCGGAGCGCTGGTAGGCAGTTGAGGACATTCTTTCTTGGAAGTCCATTTGTCGGTTTGCGCTGTCTTGTGACATTTTCGCGCTACCGAAGTTTCCGAGCGCGCCAAGGCCTGCGGCGGCGGCTAGTACTGGCCAGACCATCAGAAGTGGTCGATCAGGCCAGGCACGCTGTAGATGGGCATTGCCCGCGTGCAGGTGAGTTTGATCCACGCATCACAGATGAAGTGTGGCTCGGAGGGGACCGCGCTTACGCGGTCTATTGGTGGTGCTTCATCCATGAAGGCAGTGTTGAGTCCGGGCAGCTCGTCGAAGTCTTGCGCCAGGTGCCAGACGTCTAACGACGCACTGGCATTTGAGCGCATGAGTCCGGTGATGCGTCCGGGTTTGTATCGATATTCTGCGTATCGTTCTTGGTACGCCCAGGTTCCTTCGTCCTGGTCGGGATCTCCGGAGACGTATAGTTCCTTATTCTTAATTTCCTGTTCTCCGAGATGCGACAGGCTCGGCCAATAATAGTCATATCTTGTTGTCCTACTCCATTGTCGTTCGATACCATTTTGATAGGTGAGGTCTGCGCGGCATGACACGAGTCCGATTACCCAGCCGTGTTCCACGAAGCTGTGATTGAAGGAACCTCGGATTATTCCGGTTCCTACGGCTGCGAGTCCGCCTTGCGGTGCCTCTTCCGTGGCAACAGTTGAGGCCACGGGGTTTATGTTCACGTTGCCGGTACCGCCGCCAAGGTATTCGGCGCGCTGGAGACGGAAGTCAGGGCTTTGAACGTTGAAGTGATTTAAGAGGATTTCCACCATCCTGGTTCCGCCTCTGGCGTCTCTTTCGAGGAGTTTTTGCACCTGAAATGCGGTGCGGATGTCGTTGACGGTTGCTGCCGTGGCTTCCGCCAGGTCAGCGTAGATTGTGGGTAGTCCTTCGAGGCTTGTGCCCTCAAGGTACACCGCGTTGCCTTCGTCGCCTGAGTTGTCGACCTGGAAGGCATTTGGATATTCTGTTAGTCCGGTGGTTTCGAATGCTGCGATGTCGGTGCGTTCGAAGTTTGTTGTTTGAGTTCCGATGCCGCGTACTGGTGCCGTGGTGCCGAGCGGTAAGTAAACCGGGTCGCCTTTTTGTGGCCACGGTAGCGCGGACGTAAAATAGTCCTTGCGTTTGTAGCGGGGGAAAGTTCCTACATCGGTCCAGTCGACGGAAGCGTCTCCTCTCACGTATGTGAAGTTTTGAGACAGGTTTTGGTCTTTGTACCAGTCGTTCCAGATTTGCGCCATGGCGCGGAACGGTAGTGCGTTGACTGTTACCTGTCGTGATACGTCGGTTAGTGGTAGTCCCATGAAGTCTGCGAGCATGCCTTCTATTTGATCGAGGTCGATGATTGCTTGAGGGACTGTGACCGACGTTGGATCGTCATCTGGGTCTGTTCGTTCCCCCATGAAGAGTTGCCAGCTATCCCATAGGATTCTGTTGGGGACGAAGAACCAGTGCACGTCCGCTTGTATGTTATCCATAACTGGTTTTAGCGGCGTGGCGAGCCTGAGGAACAGTGTCGCCGATCCGTTGAAGGTGTCTGCTGGTAAGACTTCGTCTACGCAGAAGGGTATGAGTTCGCCTACGTTGAAGGCGGATTTATAGCCGTGCGAGCGGTCGAAGGTAGAACGTTCGACGTCTGCCGCAGGCAGGTCTGTGAACCGTTTCTGTGTTGTTACGGTTGCTGGTTGTTGGACGATTCTATCCGCCATGGTTTTGATGCTCCTCTGGTAGCATTATTTCTGTGAGTGTTCGTATGGCTGTTAGTGGTTGTTGACCAATGATTAGTTCTGGTGTGGTGATCTCATCTTCGGCTAGCTCGAATGTGCCCACGACCAGGACGAAGTCTTCCGGGTCGGAGCCTTCGATTTGGCCTCCGGCTATCGCCTTTAGGCATTCTTTGAGTTCGGGTACCGTGAATGTCATCGTCTCTGATCGGTTGCCATCTGTGTGGCTTACGAATTGGATGACGTGTTTTTTCTGACTCATAGTTTTTCCTTTTTGCGCTCTTGTTGAGCTTTATGGTTTAGTTCTTTCTGCCGAAGTTCGGCAGGAGTGAAGTGTCTCGCATGACCTTTACGGTTTGCTGAGACGGAGTCGAGGTCTAGCGCCTCTTTTCTGAATTCGGAGCATGCGCTCCATTGCAGATAGGGTGATGGGACTGGATACTCGTCGCCGTTGATAACGATGAGTTCTCGCCTTCGTAGCATGTCCTGATTACGTAGTGCCCAGGAATAGCCGATGGGTGGATTTTTAGACATTGTGCTGAATGTATCAGCATCGTCCAGTTTTTTTGTGACGTACCCGGCCACGTAGCAGGCCGTGGCCATTGTGAATTCTGAGATTGAGCAATCGCCATGGGTCCATAGCCGATTAAGGATCTCGCTGCCGTACAGCTGGTGGTCGATAGGATAAGAGCCACCAAGAAGATCAGTGCCAAATAATATGGCATGGTAGTGGGGGCGGTGTGTTTTTTCGCCGTACTCCCCGGTGAGGAAGTAACGTACGTTGATTTGTTTTCGCAGTCTTTTGATGAAGAGCTGCGTGTCTTTGACTTGTAGTGTGGTTGGTGATTCAGCGTATGTAAGGGTGACGAAGCAGGATCTCTCATGTTGTGTACTTTCGTGGTAGATGCGGATTGCCCATTCTAGGGATTTGGCGGCCTTGCAGCCGAGGCACTTTCCGCAAGGTATCATGAATTCTTCGTCTATCTGGGAACCTTGTTTGCTGAAGGTGATTGGATATCTGTGGTTTTTGTTGGGCTCTTTTTCGCGCCATGCAGGCCGTAGGCGATAGCAGGTCACGAAAGTGATGCCCCCGCGTCCGGGAGCACCGAGTCAGAGCCTAACGCCGCCGCGCTGCCGTGAGCGGCTTGGGGCGTTCATTGTGTGGGGTTGGGCGGATCGCTTGAAGCTCCGACCAGGTCGGCCGGCCCTTTTGCGTCGCTGCATACTTTGCTCCTGGTTGTTCTGACACTGCGTGTCAGTATGGAGGAAAGCACCGAGAGGCTTTCCTGTCGATCAGTCTGAGCTGGATCGTATATTTTGTCAACCCCCTTGCATCCCCCGATCTGCGGGGGAGAAGAGATTAAAAGCAAGTAAGTTGATTTGTGTTGTTAGCCTGTCCCCCGGAACGCATCGCTACGCTCGCTCCGGTAGGAAGGCTGCACAATCGATGGAATCGATTGTAGCATGTGACATGCTTGCGCACAAGTACCGTCTATCGGTTTGTTTGTGTGCGCTTGTTTGTTGGTTTGTTACCCTTCGGGTGTTTCGGTCGCAAGCTCCCTTTTATTTCGTGGAACGAAATGGGGGCGCATAGCGCCCCCTGGTTGATTAATGGGATGGGGTTTAGGCTTCGGGGATCTCTGGTGGATTTTTTGCCTCTTTTAGTTCTTTTTCTAGTTCAGTGATTTTGTCTGTAGTCTCTTGTTGTTTTTGTTTTTTGTGTTTTGTTTCGGCAATCTTGAGATCGTCGAGCGCTGATTTGCCATCTTCGATTAATGTGGTGAGGTCTTTTTGAAGACCTGTTACGTCCGCGAATTGTGGCTCGCGTCCGCCTGGTAGGGTTGTTGGTGGCAACATGCCCGTTCGCGCAAAGCGCTCCACTATGACGTTTACGTCTGTGCTGTTGCCTTGACTGGTGTCTGTTTTTGATTCCATCTCGTTGAATGTTATTTGTCGGTCTCGCTCCCATGGTTTGCGGATGCGAGGCCGTTCTGGTAGCTC